ATGCTCACCGACGCCGGCCGGAACATCGTCCAGGGCTTGTGGAACGGCATCAGCGGCCTGACCGGGTGGCTGGTCGGGAAGGTCCAGGGCTTCATCGCGTCCACGGTCCCCGGCCCGATCCGGCGCGCGCTCGGCCTCGCGTCGCCGTCCCGGCTGATGAGGCAGTACGGGCAGTGGACCGCCCGCGGCCTCGCCCTCGGCCTCGAGGACCAGACGTCCGGCGTCCGGCGCGCGGCGGCCGGCATGACCGCCGCCACCATCGCCCCGTCCGGCGGGTCCTCGAGCGCGGCCGGCGGCGGCGCCGTCGTCACCATCGACTCGGCCGGGTCCGCGCTGGACGACCTGCTCCTGACCGTCCTGCGGAAGGCTGTCCGGCAGCGCGGCGGGAACGTCCAGCTCGTCCTCGGCGGGTGACGCCGTGGCCGACTCCACATGGCCGGGTGACCTCTCACCGTTCCGGACCGGCTTCCTGAAGGTCGCGTTCTTCATCGGTGGCGTGTGGGTGGACGTCCCCATGACCGAGCTGCACGAGGACGGCGTCCAGATCAAGCGCGGCCGGGGCGACGAGAACGGCAAGACGGACCCGCTGCGGCTGAACTTCAGCCTGAAGGACCCGACCGGGAAGTACGCGCCGCGGAACCCGTCCGGCCCGTTCTTCGGGCTCATCGGCCGCGGCACGAAGGTCCGGGTCCAGGTCGAGCTGGTCGCCGGGGTCGTCCTGGACCGGGCCTACGCGACTGTCGTGACGTGGGTGCCGCGCTGGACGAAGAAGGGCGGCCCGTCGGCCCGGGTCGACATCGAGGCGGCGGGGACGCTGCGCCGGCTGGGGCAGGGCGCGTCCCCGCTGCGGTCGTCCCTGTACCGGCACGAGACGACGATGGCGTCCCCGACCGTCCAGGCGTACTGGCCGATGGAGGACGGCCGCACCGACGGCGCGCTGCTCACCGCCCGCGGCACCGGGTCCCCGCTGAACGTCCAGGGCCGGCCGAAGTACGCGGCGTTCTCCGACCTGACGTCGTCCGGGCCGCTGCTCACCCTTCAGTCCGCCCGCGTGACGGCGTCGCCGAAGCTGTGGGCCGACCCCAACCTGACGTGGACGACGGTGCGGTTCGTCCTGCGGGTGCCGGCCGGGACGCCGGCCGGGGCGACCCTGGTCCGGGTCGTCAGCAACGGCGGGCAGGTCCTCACCCTGACCTACTCCGGCGGGACGCTGTCCTTCCAGGGCGTCACCGTCATCACGGGCATCGATGACCAGCCGCTGCACGTGTGGCTCGCCTTCCAGAACTCCGGCGCGAACATGGAGTGGCAGGCGACCGCCCGGACCGTCGGCGCCGCGGCCTTCAGCGGCACGGCCGTCACGACGATCATCGGTGGCAGCTTCGGCGGCATGCAGACGCTCACCTTCAACCCCAACCTGACCGCGCTGCCGGACGTCGCGGTAGGGCACCTCAGCGTGATCCGCGGCCTGGCCGACTCCAACGAGGTCGAGCCGTTCGACGCGTGGACCGGGGAGACCGCCATCGACCGGGTCATCCGCCTCGTGGGTGAGAACGGTCTCAACCTCACGACGTCGATCGTGTCCTCGACGGCGGCGATGGGCCCGCAGACCCGGACGACGCTGCTCGCGCTGCTCCGCGAGTGCGAGGAGACCGACGGCGGCTTCCTGGCCGAGCCACGCACGGACCAGGACCTTCAGTTCCGGGCGCTGGACACCCTCTACAGCCAGGCCGGGACGACCCTGCCCTACGTCGAGAACATGTATGGCATCGAGCCCGTCGAGGATGACCAGAACACCCGGAACCGGGTCACGGTCACCCGGTCGGGTGGAGGGTCGGCGACCGTGACCGAGACCGCCGGGGCCCTCGGCACGACCGCTGTCGGGGTGTATGACGAAGAGGTCACGCTGTCCCTGGCGACGGATGCGGCCGCCCTGCAACAGGCCGGGTGGCGCGTCCACCTCGGGACGACCGACGAGGCCCGGTGGCCGCAGATCGCCGTGGACCTCGCAGAAGCGAGCGCGCGGCCCGACGGCCGCGCGCCGAGGATGAGCACGGGCACCCGCTCGGCGCTGCTCGCCCTGAACCTCGGGGACCGGGTCGACATCACCGGCCTCCCCGCGTGGCTCCCGCCGTTCTCCGTGTCGCAGCTCGTCCAGGGCTACACCGAGGTCATCACCCCGAAGTCCTACCGGCTCGTCTTCACCTGCGCGCCGGCACGCCCGTACCGGGTCGCGTTCTGGACGAACGCCGCCGGACGCGACCGGTACAGCGGCGACGGGACCACCGTCGCCGCGCCCGGCATCACCACGACGACACAGACCACGTTCACCGTCACCCCACCGTCCCCGGTGAGCTGGACGACGACCGACCTTCCGTTCGTCGTCCGGGTCAACGGCGAGGACATGACGGTGACCGCCGTCACCGCCATCGCCGGCGGGACGCAGACGTTCACCGTCACCCGGGGCGTCAACGGCGTCCGGAAGACACACGCCACCCTGTCCGCGGTGACCCTCGCTGACCCCTGCTACTACGGACTCTAGGAGCCACGCATGGCCATCCTCGCTGGCGCCAAGGTCGACGCCGCAGACACCGCCGCCCTGGGCGTCGGCTGGACCGCCTACACCCCGACCCTGGGGAACGTCACCGGCGGGGTCGGGACGTTCGCCTACCTCCTCGTCGGGAAGACGCTGCTCCTGCGGGGGAACCTCACCGCGGGGACCGCGACCGCCGCCGGCCTCGTCACCGTGACCCTGCCCGCCGGCATGACCGGGGCAGCGATCCCGCAGTACCTCGGCGTGTCGCAGTCCCGGACGCAGCGCATGGGCATCCTGAACAACGGCACCAACGTCCTCGAGCTGAACAACTCCGACGGCTCCACCTTCACCCTCGCGTTCAGCCTGGTCGCGCTGCGCTGGGCCGGCGTCCTCGAGCTGGCATGACGGACGAGACCATCCGCGACCTGCTCATCGAGATCAAGACCCGGCTCGACGTCGCACTGGGGCAGCTCGCCGACCACGAGGCGCGCGTGCGGACCGTCGAGTCCCGCCCGCAGGTCGACGCCCGGCAGCAACAGGACAACGAGACCCGACTCCGGGCGCTCGAACGGACCCGATGGGTGCTGTTCGGCGCGGCCGTCGCCGGCGGCGGCCTGGCCGGGAAGCTCGTCGGTCTGCTCTGACCACCAACCATCCACCGGGAGGCAACGCACATGATCCTGATGACCCGAGCGGACTGGACCGACCACGGCCCAGCCAAGCCGCTGACCCCGATCGACCCGGACGTCCTCGTCGGCGTCGCCCTCCACCACCCGGGAGACCCGCACCCGCTCGCCGCGCTCACCGCCCCGAAGGTTGCCGCCCGGCTCGAGGCGTACCGCATCCAGCACGTCAACGGCCGCGGCTGGTCCGACATCGCCTACAGCGTGGCTTTCGACGCCGCCGGCCGCGTGTGGCCGCTGCGCGGGCTCCGGCACCGCTCGGCCGCGAACGGTGACGCGCAGGTCAACCAGTCGCACCTCGCGTTCCTGCTCCTCACCGGGGACGACGAGGCCCCCAGCCCGGCGATGGTCGCCGCCGTCGCGCAGTACCGGGCCGAGCACCTGCTCGCCCTGTACCCGCGTGCCCGGGCCGTCGTGGGCCACCGGGACATCAGGCCAACGCCGACGGCCTGCCCGGGCGACCTGACGCAGACTCTCATCACGCACGGGGCGTTCCTCCACACCGCCTACGTCCTGCGCCGCCGCCTGCACCAGGGGCTGAACGGCCCGGACGTCGCCGAGTGGCAGAAGGTCGTCGGGACGAAGGCCGACGGGGACTTCGGGCCGCTCACCGCCGCCGCCACCCGCAGGTGGCAGCGGCACCACGGGCTCGACGGGAACGGCACCGTCGGCCCTGTCACCGCCAAGGCCGCCGGATGGGAGCTGCAGCCGTGAGGCTCACCGTGGGGCAGGTCCGCAAGGCGCTCGGCGCTGCCGCCGCTGCCGCGGCCGTCGTCGTCGCGCAGGGCGTCCTGCCGGAGCCGTGGCAGTCGTGGGTCACCTGCGCCGCCGCCGTCCTCGGCGTCCTCGCGGTCTACCAGCTCCCGAACGACCCGCAGGCCTAGGCCGCGGGCTCGTCCTCGGCGGCGGCCTGGTCGCCGACGTCGAGGGCGGGTGGCGGCGCAGTGAGGTCGAACAGGCTTTCCACGGTGGACGTCTCGAGGCCGACGGCCCGGGCGTAGACCTGCGCCGTGGCGAGCGTGGCGTGCCCTAGCGCGGTCTGTAGGAGGAGGACGTCCGGCTTCACCCGGTACAGGCCGGTCGCGAACGTGTGGCGCAGCTGGTGGGCCGTGGCATCGATGTCCGCCGCCCGCAGGCTCGAGGAGACCCACCGGCCGACGGTGGACGGCATCACCGGCCCGTGGTCCTTGTCCGACGGGAACACCCACCCGGCGCCGACGTCGCGGACCTCGGCGGCGAGCCACGCCGGCAGCTTCACGACGCGTTCGTTGCCGCCCTTCCCGCGGACGCGCAGTACGTCCTCGCCGTGGCCGCGGGTGATGAGGTCCTGCCCGCGGACCTCGGCGACCTCGGCGCAGCGCAGGCCGCCCCAGAGCATCAGGGACATCGCGAGCCGGGTCCGCCGCGGGACCCTGCCCAGCACGGCGATGACCGCCGCCGGGTCGAGGTCCCGCGGCGTCCCCAGCCGCCGCTTCGGCATCATGAGTTTGCGGGTGGGGTCGCGCGTCACGATGTCCTCGCGGACCGCCCAGGCGTAGAACGACCGGGCGTGGCTCAGGTAGACCGCGCGGGTGCTGCTCTTCACGTTCCGGCGTGTCAGGGCACGCCACCAGTCCTTGGCGTGGGCCTCGCTCATCCGCTCAAGAGGACAGCCGACGGCCGCCTGCATCGCGACGAGCCGCTGATGCTTCAGGACGATCGTCCGCGGCCGTAGCGCGCGGTCCTTGCAGTCCAAGAGGTACTCACCGACGGCGCCGAGGTCGTCGTACCGGAGCCGGGCGAGGTATGCGGCATCGCTCACGCGCTGCACCCTTCATCACGCTGCCCTGGCCGCGGGAACGTGATCAGGATTCTCGACCGTCCCGCGGGCCCCGTATGTAGCCCGGACGGGTGAACGATAAGTGTCGTTATTCGACTGTAGACGCAAAGGGACCCGCGACACGCCAGGCCCGGGCCCGAACGGCGCCGGCCGCCGGGCCGCCGCGAGCAGCTCCGAGGGCTCGACGTCCAGGGCCCCGCAGATCCCGAAGAGGTCGTCCACGGACAGAGGCGTCGCGCCGCTCAGCCGCCGCGAGACGTACATCGGCCCCACGCCGAGCCGGGCCGCGAGCTGCGCCTGCGTGACCCTGCCGCGTGCCATCAGGGCGCGCAGCTCCTCCGCCACGCGCTCGGACACGTCGGTCGTCGCTTCGCTCATGGGTGGTCCCCTCTCCGGGCCGATGCTGGGTAACGCGTAGAGAGTGTTACGCACTTCTGGCGTGTCGCACCAGTTCCCTTGCGTGGACGTATCGCAACGCGATAGAACGTCACCCATGCAGACGAACATCACTGACAACGTGCGACGGCTGCTCGACGGACGGCCGGTCGCGTGGCTCGCCGAGCACACCGGGCTCGACTACTTCGTGCTCTACCGCCGGGTCGCGCGGGTCGCCCGCGCCGGCCGGGTCCCCGACTGGACCGCCGAGCAGCTCGTGGCCGTCGCCCGCGCCCTCGGCGTCACCGTCGAGCAGCTCACCGCCGAGCCGGTCGGGGCCCCCCGATGAAGGCGTGGGTGCGCAAGCAGCGCGACAGCGGGCTGTGGCTCGTCGTCGGCACCTCGAGCGTGGACGGCGCAGCGATCGCCTACAGCCTGTTCCGGTCCTGGAGCGAGGCGATCGACTGGGCTGCCGGCGTCGAGCCGCGGCCCCAGCCGCTCACGAAGCTGCGGGCCGTCCGGTGAGCGCGCCGGCCACCTCAAGCCCGCCGTGCCTGGTGTGCGGCGGGTACGTCGAGGACCACCGGTACGTGACCCACCGCTACACCGTGGAGTCCGACGGCGGCCGGGCCCGCGACGCCGCGACGGCCGCCGAGCTGCGGTCCTTCGTCGCGCTGCTCGCCGACGAGCCCGCCGACGACGACGGGAACGTGCGCGTCGGCGCGCAGAACCTCGCCGACCTCCTGACGTGGCTCATCCGGGCCGCGGACCGCCTCGAAGGGAAGACCCCGTGAAGCAGCTCGCCGCCGTCCTCGCCGTCGCCGCGCTTGGCCTGGTCCTCGCCGCCGCACCCGCCGACGCACACGCCCGGCACCGCCACGGCCACCCGCACCCGCGCGTCGCCCCCTACCCGATCAAGTGCCCGCCGCCGATCCGGCCGCTCGGCCCCGTCACGCAGATCGCCTGCACCCGATGAGCTGGTCCGGGGCCATGCTCGTCCTCGGCGCCGTCGCGGCCGGCGTGTGCATCGGCGTCGCGCTCGGCCGCCCGCAGGCCCACCACGACGGCCGGCAGTCCGTCCTGGACGACCTCGCCGACCTCTTCGAGGACGACCCCGACGAGGCGTGGGAGACCTGATGCCGTGGGTCATCCTGGACGACGCGTTCCCCGACGACCCGCGCGTGCTCCGTGCCGGGCTCGAAGCGCTCGGCGCCGTCGCGGCCTGCGTCGCCTACTGCAACCGGGCCCTGTCCGACGGCTTCCTGCCCACCCCTGCCGTGGCCCGGCTGGGGATCGGGAAGCCGCTCCTGCGCCGCCTGCTCGCCGAGGACCTCCTGACCGTCGTCCGCGACGGCTACCGCCTGGCCGACGACGTCGCCGGCTGGCAGCCGACCCGCGAACGCGTCGAACGCGAGCGGAAGGCCAAGGCCGAACGACAGGCCCGCTGGCGCAAGCGTGTAGACGCGTCTCGCGACGCGTCGACAGACACGCAAGTAACGCCACCAGTAACGCCTGCCCGTCCCACCCCACCCCGCCCCGCCCCGAAGGGGCAGGGGGCGGGGACTCCGTCCCCACCCCGCTGCGAGCACGGCCGCCGGATCGCCGCTGACGGCGCCGGCTGCGCGCTCTGCGACGCCATGCCACCCCCAGCCCTGCGGAGCGTCCAGTGAAGGCCTACGGGAACCCTGGCGTCGGCTACGACCTCACCCCGCGCGGCGTGGTCCAGGCGCTCGTCGTCGGTGAGAGCGAGCGACACCCGGTCACCTGCCGATGCCGGGGACGCGGATGGATCTGCGAGGACCACCCGGACAACGCGTTCGCCATGGGCGAACCGGACGTCACCTGCCACTGCGAGGCCCCCGGCAAGCCCTGCCCCGGCCCCCGCGTCATCTGCCCGTGCGGGCTGCCCGTGAGCGACGACTACGTCAAGCGCACCGGGCAGCTCCACCACAACCCGTGCTCCTGGAGGCTCTCGTGACCGTCCTGACGTGGGTCATGCGCATCGCCTGTTCGTTCGGCGTCATGGCCGTGCTGACCATCCTCGGCGCCTACGGCTACATCGCGTGGGAGGCCGCCGGCCGCCGCCGGCTGCACCGTGGCCGCACGTGGGCGCGGGCCATGCTCCGCCCGCGAGAGGACCCCTACGAGCGGCACGTGCGCCGCGCGTCCGCCCGCCGCCTCGAGGCCTGGCGATGAGCCTCACCATCAGCGAGGCGATCGCTGCGCAAGCGCTCATCCGCTGGGTCAGCACGCTCAAGATGTGGGAGCGGGTCGTCGAGACCGAGGAAGACGTCCAGGCGATGGACGAGGCGCTCGTCACCCATGCCCGCATCCTGGGTAGGGCAGCCTTCGCCCGGCTGGGCGCAGGCCCGAGCGAGGCCGAGAGCGAGGCACTCATCCGCGAGGGTCTCGGCCTGCCGTGAGCGCAGCATGGGGCAAGGGCTCCACCCGCAGATGGCGCCGCACCCGCGCGCTGGTCCTGGACCGTGACCGCGGCATGTGCCGGCTCAACCTGCCCGGCTGCACTGGCACCGCCGAGCACGTGCACCACGTGCTGGGCAAGGCGCGCGGCGACGACCCCGCCCTGCTCGTCGCAGCGTGCCAGCACTGCAACCTGAGCACGGGCGACCCCACCCGGCACGACCCACTACCGAGACCGAGGACAGCATGGTGACTGTGTGCGCATGGTGCGATGACGATGCAACGATGACCGTGCCGCGTTCATCGCGCGACGGCTCGGAATGGGCCGAACAGGTGAGCGTGTGCGCCGACCACCTCGCGAACGCGAAGCGATGGGCTCACCCGCTTTCTTCCGCGGCCGACGAGCCTGGACAGCCTCCGGCTGTCCGCTCTCTCTCCCCTGAGCCGGACGTCGCCTGATGGCGGCGCGCTCGCCCAGCGTCGTCCGGGCGCTGGCGAGCGCGACCAGAGCGGCCCAGCCCGGACCAGGCGATGCCGCAACGGTCGCCCTCGCCAAGGCCTACGCCGACCTCATCGACCGGGCCGCCCGGCTCGCCGTCGAGGCCGACGCCCTGCTCGAGGCAGCCCGGGCGGCCGGCGACGACGGCCTGGTCCTCGTCGCCTCCAAGCTGCGCGCCGAGCTGGACCTCCGGGCGGCCGTGTCCGATCTCGGGCCGAAGCTGCTCGCCGCGCTCGGCGAGCTGCGCATGACCCCGAAGGCGCGCGCCGCCGTGCTCGCCGGAGGGGGTGCTCCCGCTGGCGCAGACGACCCTCTCGCCCGTCTCCTCGCCGGACGGCGTGCTCGGGCGCACTGAGCCCCGTCTCTGGACGCCGCCGCTGCGGCCGCTCACCCCGGACAGCACCTACGGCTACGACGTCATCGCGTTCGCGGACGTCGTCCTCGGGATGCCGCTGGACCCGTGGGAGGCGTGGGCAGCGATCCACCTCGGCGAGCTGCTCCCCGACGGCCGGCCGCGGTTCCGGAAGGTCCTGGTCCTCGTCGCCCGGCAGAACGGGAAGACGCACCTGCTCGTCGTCCTCGCGCTGTTCTTCCTGTTCGTCCACGGCGACCGCGACGAGCACGGCCGCGCGCTCGAGGCGCTGATGGTCCTCGGCACGTCCACGAAGCTCGACTACGCGCGCGAGTCCTGGCAGAAGGCCGTCGCCCTCGCGCGGCGGACGCCGTCACTGCGGGCCCGGCTGCCCGGCACCCGGAACAACGGCATCCGGCAGGCGAACGGCGAGCAGGAGCTGGCGACCGCGGACGGCTCCCGTTACAAGATCGCCCCGGCGAACGAAGAGGGCGGCCGGTCCCTGTCGCCGGACCTCGCCGTCCTGGACGAGCTGCGGCAGCACCGGGACTACAGCGCGTGGGACGCCATCGTGCCGGCGACCTACGCGCGTCGGCTGGGGCAGGTCGTCGCCATCAGCAACATGGGCGATGACCGGTCGATCGTCCTGAACGAGCTGCGGGACGAGGCGCTGCACGTCATCGAGACCGGCGACGGGGACGACCGGCTCGGACTGTTCGAGTGGTCCTGTCCGCCGGACGCCGACCCGACCGACCTCGCCGCCCTGGCGCAGGCGAACCCGAACCTCGGCCGACGGATCGACCCGGACACCCTGCTCGCCGACGCGCGCGCCGCCGTCCGCGCGGGCGGCGAGAAGCTGACCGGCTTCCGGACCGAGATCATGTGTATCAGGGTCCCGAACCTAGACCCGGCGATCGACCCGACAGCGTGGGCCGCGTGCGCCGACCCCGGCGACCTCGCCGCTGTCCGCAACCGGGTGGCGCTCTGCCTGGACGTCTCGCTCGACGGCCTGCACGCCACGCTCTGCGCCGCCGCCGCCCTGGACGACGGCCGCACCCGGCTCGAGGTCGTCCAGGCCTGGACCGGCCCGGACGCCGCACGCGACCTCGCCGCCGCCCTGCCCGGCCTCGTCGCCCGCATCCGGCCGCGCGCCGTCGGGTGGCTGCCGACCGGGCCGGCCGCCGCCCTGGCCGGCGACGTGAAGCCGCGAGCGGGCGCCTGGCCGCCGGCGTACTGCACGGTGGAGGCGATCCGCGGCGAGGCGTCCGCCGTGTGCATGGGCCTCGCGGACCTCGTCCAGGCCCGGCAGGTCGCGCAGCCCGGTGATGACGAGCTGCTCGACGCGCACGTGCTCGGCGCCGAGAAGCTGCACCAGGGCGAGACGTGGCGCTTCACCCGCCGCGGCGCCGGCCACGTGGACGCCGCCTACGCCGCCGCCGGAGCCGTCCACCTCGCCCGCACACTGCCCCGAGCTGGACGCGCCGTCGTCATCCTCCCGACCGGTGTGTAGAAACACGCCAAGGTCCGGCGCGTCGACTTGTAGGAATCTCACAAGCGGGACCCGTACCCTGAGTGCGTGGCGTGGTGGCGGCGACAGTCGCGAGCGGAGCAGCCGGCGAGCCCGGCGCCGACGGTGCAGTTCACCGTCGTCGTTCCGCCCGAGATGACGCAGGGCGGGGTTGCCGCCTCGCTCTTCGTGCCGAAGGTCTCGCGCACCGACGCCCTGTCGGTGCCGGCCGTGCTCCGCTCACGAAACCTCATCTGCCCCGTGCTCGGCGGGCTCCCGCTGCGCGTCCACGGCCCCGACCGTGTCGTCCGGACGTCGCAGCTCCTCGACCAGCCCGAGCGCGGCGTCCCCCGCACGGTGACCATGACCCGCCTGGTCGAGGACCTCTTGTTCGATGAGGTCGCCTGGTGGCGCGTCCTCGCCATCGGCTGGGACGGCTTCCCGCAGTGGGTCGAACGGCTCGACCCGTCCGAAGTGTTCGTCCAGCCGGACGGCCGGGTCTCGGTCCGCGGGGTCGTCACCCCGGACGACGAGCTGATCCGGTTCGACTCACCGAACCCGGGGCTGCTCACCCACGCCGCCCGCGCGATCCGGACGTGCCTGAAGCTCGACGCCGCCGCCGCCCGGTACGCCGACAGCCCCGTCCCGGCCGCCTACGTCGAGCCCGTCAACGGCGCCGACCCGGACGACGCCGAGGTCCAGAAGGTCCTGGACAACCTCACCGCGGCGATCAACAAGCGCGCCATCCCGTACATCGGGTCCGCGCTCGCCCTGAAGACCGTCGGCATGACCCCCGAGCAGATCCAGCTAGCCGAGTCCCGACAGCACGCCGTCCTCGAAATCGCGCGGGCCGCGGGCATCGACCCGGAGGACCTCGGCGTGTCGACCACGTCGCGGACGTACTTCAACGCCGAGGACCGCCGGCAGGCGTTCCTGGACTTCACGCTCGGCCCCTACGTCTCGGCGATCCAGGACCGGCTGAGCATGGGCGACGTCACCCCGCGCGGCTCCTACGTCCGGTTCGCGTTCGACGGTTTCCTCCGCACCGACACCCTCACCCGCTACCAGTCCTACGACCTCGGGCTGCGCGTCGGCGCCATCGCCCCGGACGAGGTCCGCGTGCTCGAGGACCGGCCCGACCTGACCCCGGCGCAGCGGCGAGCCGTGACCCCCGGCACGGCCCCCGCCGCTGCGCCGGCCCCCACCAGTGGAGTCCCCGTGACCGTCACGCAGACCGCCGGCCCACGCGAGCTGACCGCGTTCACCGCGTCGTCCGGCGACGTCGTCACCCTCGCCTTCGGCCCGGGCGCCGTCGAGTTCCGGACCGACACCGAGAAGCGCACTGTCTCCGGGCTCCTCCTGCCCTTCAACGTCCCGACCTCCGACGGCCGCCGCATCCGGTTCGCCGAAGGCTCCGTGACGTGGCAGAAGGCCGCCGTCTCCCGGATCAAGCTGGACCGCGAGCACGACCTTGGGCAGCTCCTCGGCTCCGCCACCAAGGTCGACTCCGACACGCCCGGCGTCAGCGCGGCATTCAAGGTCGCCCGGACCCCCGCCGGGGACGAGGCGCTCGCCCTGGCCGCCGACGGCGCCCTCGACGGCTTGTCCGCCGTCGTCCGCATCACCGACGCCATCCCGGACCCCGTCCACGAGGGCGGGACGCTCGTCACCGCCGCGACGCTCGTCCGGGCCACCCTCACCGCCGACCCCGCGTTCGACGACGCCCGACTCTCGGCCGTCGCACTCACCTCCGAAGGGACCGCCATGACCACCGCGCCGCCCGAGCCGCAGGCTCCCGCCGCCCCGGCCGCAGCGTCGGAGGCCTTCACCGCCGCCGTCGAGGCCTTCACCGCCGCCATCGACCGTCTCGGCGCACCGCAGGGCCGCGAGGTCCAGCCCGCCGGCCGGGCGCTCGGCATGCAGGTCACCGAGCCCGCCGTCTACAGCTTCGCCGCCGGCCACGGCCCGTCGCTCATCCGCGACGTCTACCACCGCCGCAACGGCACCGCGCAGCAGGTCGCCGACGCCGACGCGCGGCTGCGGAAGTTCGAGGCGCAGCAGCAGGAGGCCGCGGCCCGCGTCGAGGCGTTCGCGCTGAACGGCGGCGACCTCCAGTCGTTCGCCACGGTGAACCGCACCGTCGGCTCGACCGTCATCCCGCCCGGCTACCGACCCGAGCTGTACGTCCCGCAGCTCTTCCAGGGCCGCCCGCTCGCCGACCTCATGGCGTCCGGCACGATCACCGACGCGACGCCCTTCACCGTCCCGCGGTTCGCGTCCGCGACCGGCGGCGCCGCGGCGCACACCGAAGGCACGAACCCCACCGACGGCACTCTGACCCTCGGCTCCGCGATCACCGTCACCCCGGGCGCCGTGTCCGGCCGCTTCCGGATCACCCGCGAGATCATCGACGCCGCGAACCCGGCCATCGACGCCATCGCGTCCGCGGCCATGCGCGAGGCCTACAGCCAGAACACCGAAGCCACGGTCTACACGCTGCTCAACGGCGCCAGCGGCGTCGGTGGCACCATCACGTCCGGCTTCGTCCCGTCCGGCGCGGCAGTCTTCGCGCAGGCCGCCGGCGGCAGCGTCGGGTCCAACGCCGACGAGGGCGCGCTGCTCGTCGCCGCGCTGCGGCAGCAGATCGTGGACTTCCCGTTCCGGCGCTTCGCGCGCCCGGACCGGCTCGTCCTGTCGCAGGAGGCGACCCGCGCCCTCGCCGCGGCGAACGACAGCACGGGCCGCCCGCTGCTCCCGCGGCTCGGCGCCATGAACGCGTCCGGCGCGGTCTCCGTCCTGGACCAGGCCTTCGACATCGACGGCCTGGCCGGCGTCCCGGCCTGGTCGATCACGGCCAACACGGCCGCCGACTTCGACACCGCCATGTGGAACAGCATGGACGCGTGGGTGTGGGAGTCCCCGCTCCTCACGTTCCGGTACGAGGAGGTCGCCGGCCCGGCGAACATCGACGTCGCGCTCTTCGGGTACTTCGCGGCGGCGATCCTGCGCCCGTCCGGCTTCAGCGCGATCCGCCTCACGGTCACCTGATGGCCGGCAAGCAGAAGCCGGCCGCCGAGCCGGATCCGCCCGTCGAGCCGGATCCGCCCGTCGAGCCGGATCCGGCCGTCGAGCCGGATCCGGCCGTCGAGCCGGATCCGGCCGTCGAGTACGTCACGACGGCCGGCGGGTGGGGACTCACGCCCGACGGCGCGTGGGTCCCGCTCGACCAGCCGACCGCCGACCCGGCGCCGGCCGACCCGGCCGCCTGACCCGACTACGCCGAGAGGAGGCGCCCCGTGCCGGTCATCGCAGTCAGCCCCGACGCGGGGCGCCTCGACGTCGGTGACTCGTGGCTGCTCGCCGTAGAGCTGCGTAACGACGTCACCGACGCCCTGACGGACGCGACGCTCGCCGCGGTCGTCACGCACCCGTCCGGGACCGCGAACCCGACGATGACGAAGACGACGCTCGGACTCTGGACGGGCGCCTACACGCTCGCCGCCGCCGGCCGGCACACCGCCGTCGTCACGGCGTCCGGGCTGCTCGTCGGCGTCGCGACGTTCGCGGTCGAGGCCGTCGCCGTCGGCGCCGTCCCGACCGTCGCCGAGGTCCAGGCCTACCTGCTGTCGTCCGGGTCGTCGTCCTGGCAGACCGGCGACGTCGCGGACGCCCTGGCCGCCGAGCTGGACGCGCAGGCCCTGGCGTGCCGGGTCCCGGCGCAGTACCCGGCGAGCCTGCGGCAGGCGCTCTACCGGCGCGTAGCCCGGAACCTCGCCGCCCGGTCGGTGCCCGTGTCGTCGTTCACGTCGTTCGAGGGCGGCGCGACGTCCACCCGGGTCCCGATGACCGACGCCGAGGTCTCCCGGCTCGAGGGCCCGCACCGACGGCTGGTCGTCGGCTGATGGCGTCCATCGTCCAGGCGCAGGCCGCCATCGCCGCCGCGCTCGCCCCCGCCGGCTTCAACGTGCGGCCCGAGCCGGTCCCGAACCCGCGTGCCGGGGACGGGTGGGCGAACGTCGGCCGGGTCGTCATCGGGCAGGTCCTCGGCTCCGCTGACTGCACGTTCACCGTCGTCCTGGTCCTCGGGTCCGACGCTCGAGCGGCCGCGACGCAGATCCGCGCGCTGCCCGTCCTCCTGCTCGACCTGGTCACGACGGGCGCCCTGCACGCCGGGGACGTCGCGATCGAGCCCGCCGAGCTGCCCGCCGGGGACGTCGCCCCGGCCTCCCTGTTCGCCCTGATCATCACCCTGACCTTGGAGGTCGATTCCTGATGGCCGAGTGGGGCACCCGCTCTCTCGTCTTGCGCGTCAACGGCACCGACTACTCGGCCGCCGTCTCGAAGGTCCGCATCAAGGCCGGCGAGACCGACGCCGACTTCGTGTCGTTCGCGGACGCCGCGTCCGGCGGCCTGCGCAAGTACAAGCTCGTCATGACCCTCAAGCAGGACAACGCCACCACGGCCCTGTGGTTCTTCGCGTGGGGGTCCGCCGGGCAGACCGTGCCCTACGAGGTCTGGCCGAACGGCCGCCCGGGCGGCGGGACCGCGACGCCGACGCAGCCGAAGTTCACCGGCTCCGTGATCGTCATGGAGCCGGACGGCGACCTCGTCGGCGGCGACGCCGACGCGTCCCCCACGAAGTACTTCACCGCCGACTTCGAGTGGGACTGCACCGGCAAGCCCGTCCTCGGCACCTCCTGAGAAAGGACCAGACCCCATGGCTCTGCTCGCCCCGCAGGTCGTCGCCCGGACCGGTCTCGCGCCGGCCTACGGCGCCGTCGCGGCGTCCGACACCATCGCCCCGGTCATCGGGTCGCTGCTCTTCCTGCACGTGAAGAACGGCAACGCCGCCGCGAACACGGTGACCATCGTGGACGCCGGCCGGACCCCGACCGGCTCGGCCGCGACGAACCCGACCGTCGTCGTCCCGGCGACGACCGGGGACCGGATGATCGGTCCGCTGCCGTCCACGCTCGCCGACCCCGTCACCGCGCTCATCACGGTGCAGCACTCGGTCACCGCGACCGTCACCTGCGCCCTGGTGCAGGTCCCGCTGTCCTGACGGCTGTGACGTCCGTCCGGGTCCAAGGTCTCGCCGAGGTCACGACCGCCCTGAAGCGGCTCGGCGACGAACTCGAGGACATGCCGGACGTCATGGCCGACATCGCCCGCGAGGGCGCCCGGCTCGCCGCGTCGTTCGCGCCGCGCCGCACCGGGCGCCTCGCCGGCGGGCTCCGGCCCTCCACCCGCCCGGCCGTGGCGTCCGTCACCGCGACCGTCGTCTACGCCGGGGCCATCAACTACGGGTGGCGGGCGCGGGGCATCCGGGCCGCGTACTTCATGCAGAAGGCCGACGCGCAGCTCGCGCGCCGCGCCGTCCAGGCGCTCGACCAGGGCGCCGACCGAGCCATCAGAAAGGTGGGACTGTCGTGACCGAGCCGGGGGGCGAGCACGCCGCAGACGCCGTGGACCAGGCCGATCTGCTCGACAGCGAGGCGATGTTCCGCGGCCTGAACGGCTTCGAGCAGCTCGCCATTGAGCAGCACTTCAGGACCAGGATCGCCGCCCTCGCGGACGACGCGTTCATGCTGATGCGGGCGCTGCTCTTCGTCGCCGCCCGCCGCGACGGCATGAACGACGGCGACGCGTTCCGGAACACCATGCTCCTCCCGCTGGACGACGTCACGGGCCGCTTCGAGCAGCCCGACCAGGGCGACGACCCGGACGCCGACCCGACGCTGCGCGAGCAGCAGGACCGGGAGTACGCGGACTTCGTCGTCGGCGTCGGCCTGTCCTTCATGCCGGACCAGTTCCGGGCCCTGACGATCGGCGAGCGCGGCGCCCTGCTCGCCGCCGCCCGCCGAGCAGCCGGGAAGGGGTGACCCGTGGCCGGCCCCGTCAAGATCAGTCTCATCGCGGACGCGTCGTCCGCGACCCGCGGCGCGTCCGACTTCGGGCGCACCATCAAGCAGCAGTCCGACGACACCGCCCGCGGCCTGGCCGGGCTCGGCGAGAAGGCCGACGCGTCCGAGCAGCGCATCATGGGCCTGAAGGACACGATCGACGGCGCCGCCACCGTCATGCAGGGCCCCGGCAAGGTCGGGATCGCCGCCTACGTCCAGGGCTGGGCCGACCTCGCATCCGGCGTCGCGAACTTCGTCGTGCCGGCCCTGATGAGCGCGTCACGCGCCACGATCACGCAAGGCCTGGCGACCGCCCGCGCGACCGCCGCGAGCATCGCGTCGAGGGCGGCGCAGATGGCCACGGCCGCCGCGACCGCCGTCTGGACGGGCGCGCAGTGGCTCCTCAACGCTGCCCTGACTGCGAACCCGATCGGGCTGGTAATCCTCGCGATTGCCGCGTTCGTCGGGGTCATCATCCTCGCGTGGAAGCGCTCCGAGACGTTCCGGGCGATCGTCACCGCTGCCTTCAACGGGGTGAAGGCCGCGGCGTCCGCGGTCTGGAATTGGATCAAGGGCAACTGGCCGCTGCTCCTGGCCATCATCACCGGCCCCATCGGCATCGCGGTCCGCACCGTCACGAAGCACTGGGACACCATCAAGGCCAAGGTCCGGGAGATCCCGCAGGCCATCAAGGGTGCCTTCTCCGGCGCCGCGACCATGCTCACCGACGCCGGCCGGAACATCGTCCAGGGCTTGTGGAACGGCATCAGCGGCCTGACCGGGTGGCTGGTCGGGAAGGTCCAGGGCTTCATCGCGTCCACGGTCCCCGGCCCGATCCGGCGCG